TAAGGGATAATGGTAAATATTTAAAAGAACTTTATGATACATTAAAATCAATGTACAATAAATGATTGACAAGTCGTGTATTTTTTGCTATAATTAATTTGAACTATGAAACATATGATCAAATGGCTGAAGATAACAGCCGGTATAAACTTATATCTATCAGTAATAATGACATTTGTGTTTTTAACATTACTGTTTGCAATAGTGTCTGACTATAATTTAACAAATGCAGATGAGTATATCAGATTCATACTCAAACAAGAACTAGAAAATGCTGAGCAAAGTAACTAGCAGTTTAAAATGGTATGCTGGTGCAATAGCATACGGACATTTATTATTGCTAATAGCATTATTTCCCATGTACTTTTTCGTATTATTTTTATTAGTTGTGCCCTCATTGTGGCTTTTCATAGCATATTATATGGTTTATAATTATGCACAACGTGAAGGCATAGATTGGCCTAATACACCTATACAGTTATTTGATGTTGGTGGTTATGATCCACACATTAGACCTTTTATAATAGTGAACGATTTTGAACCAGACTACATTTTTGCAGATTATGACCCACGTTACTAAGTACACAAACAGTTTGAGAAACTATGTTATTGCTGTTGTAAGTGCCCACCTAGTAGCATTAGGTTGGTTATTCCCACACGTTCTAATGTTTATTGTTGTTCCTCCAGCAATTTTTTATCTGTTATTTTTATACTGCGAAGTAATGTACGAAATTGAAGTTGGCTACAGACAAAAACTCTTAATGAAAATACAAGAAGCAGATGACCAGTTCACAAAAGATGTACTAACATGGGAGTTGATATTACATGAGGAACATTCTTTATTTGGAAATGCTTCAAACGATAGGTTAGGATTCTAAATTTATGATAAATATATTATGTTATAATAACAGATGGTTTTATAACACTTATATATAAGGAGAAAATATGAACAAATTTAAAAATGCGTTCTTAGGTATATTCTTTGTTGTTTTCGCTCAAGGTTGTGCTACAGTTGGTACCGTGATCGATGGCGGACAAAAACTAGCCACAGATACACTTGATACTGTAACAGGTACAGCAAGTGGTATTGTTGGTTCAGTTGCAAATGATGTCGGTAGTGTAGTTCAAACTACAGCAGAAGTAGGTGTTGGATTAGTCCAAACTGCGGCTGATACCGGTGCTGGTTTAGTACAAGTTGTTGCTGATGAAGTCAACGATCAAACTGATGCTTTACAAGAAGAAGAACCTAAAGAAGAGCCAAAAAAGTAACTAGCTCATTCTTTAAACCTTTTAAGTTTTTAAAACAGAACGAAAAACAAAAAGGTATAGACTCACCCTCGCAAGAGAGTGAGCAGGTAACTGACGAGGATATTAAAGAACTTTTATTGCAAAATAAAGTTCTAAAAGAGTTATTGAAAGATAAACTTTTAGAAGATGCTATAAAAGAATATTGCTCCAAGGTACCTGAAGACTGTGAGTAAATTACTTTTAATTTTAATCATAACATTAACATTTCCTCTGTTTTTAACAGCAGAGGAAATTGTTATTAGTCCAGCATACTTACCGGAAGGTAGAGTATTAGATCTTACTTATAATCCCCCACTAGATCCATATTACTGCGACAATAATCCTGAACTTTGTAAAAAGATAGCAAGTAGTGACGTTCCAATATTTGATATGACACCACGTGCCACTAATGGACAATGGATAGCATTTTGGACGTTTCAATTATTAGATGTTTACTCAACATCACGAGCATTAAAGTATGATTGTGTAAAAGAAGTTAATCCACTTTTTACAGAAAATCCTAGTGATGCTAGACTAGTACTAACAAAAAGTTTTTTGTTGCTACCAGGCTTACTGTATGATGATTATTGGACAGAAGTAACACCTGAGGAATTAGACGACACTAATATGTTATATGCGGCAGTTGTAGGAAATAACTTCAGATTGTTACACAAAGCCAAACAGGAATGCAATAAAATACGATAAATATCGATATGAAATGGTTATATAGCGGGTACGCAGTAGCAGTATCAATTGTACTATTACTCGCACTAAGGGTAGTGGACCCTACGCCATTACAAAGTTTACGTGGTCAAGTTTTTGACAGTTACCAACAATTAGATGAAATAGTACAAAGTGATGACGTTGTACTAATTAATATTGGCGAAAAAAGTTTAGCAAAATACGGACAATATCCTTTTCCTAGACAATACTATGCTCAAATGGTAGTTGATCTTGCTATGAAAAATAGTGGTGTTGTAGGATGGACTATTATGTTTCCTGAGAAAGATAGATTTCAGGGAGATGATAGTTTTGCTAGTATCCTTAATCAAAACTTAGTAAACGTACCTGGTGCTAGAAAAAATCCTGTAAACTATAATGTATTAAGCCAAACGCCAAGTGTTAAAGGTATAAAGTCAACAGGTCCACATATAGGTACAGGTACAATAGGCCCAGTACCTGCAAAAGATTATTTACTTACCTGGCCTAACTTAGTAACAAATGTTCCTATGCTAGAAGTAGTAAGTAATGGTAAAGGTGTTTTGGCATCAGCACCACAACCAGATAACCAAACCAGAACATATCCATTGGCAATTACTGTGGGCGATAAAATATATCCTAGTTTTGCTGTGGAAATGTTAAGAGTAAAAACAGGTAAACCCAGTTACATAATTAAAACAAGTGAGATAGGAATACAGGAAGTTGCGGTTCCGCCCTTTGACCCCATAGTAACACAACCAAACGGAACTGCATATATACGTTTTAATAACACATTTACTGAAATAGAATATGAAGGTGCAGAAAGCATACCTGATTTAGCAGGTAAGTTTGTAATAGTAGGTGTTACAGCAGAGGGTATTGCAAATCCTGTACCTACACCTAGAGGAAACTTATATCCTCAACATATACAAGCTCATATGCTACAGAACTTTATAGATGGTAGTAACATAACAAGAAGTCAATTGAGTGCTATCATAGAGCTTCTAGTAGGGTTACTGACTATGGTTCTTGTTGCTTTAGCAGTATATAGATTACCTTTGCTTTTAACAGCACCTATGGCTTTAGCAATACTAGGCGGTATAGCATATTATAGTATACACAAATATACAAGTAGTTTGGTATTATTAGATGCAACATTTCCTGTACTTGCAGGATTTTTAGTATTCACACAGGCGGCATTTAACAACTTCTATAAACAATTTAAATTACGTGAACAGATAAAGAAACAATTCGAACATTATCTTGCTCCGGCAATGGTTAAAAAATTACAGAAAGATCCAAGTTTACTTAAATTAGGTGGTGATACAAAAACAATGACATATTTGTTTTCGGATATTAGAGGATTCACTCCTATTTCAGAACAGTTTAAAACTGACCCACAAGGTTTGGGTAAACTTATAAACAGATATATGACACCAATGACTGACCTTGTTATGCAGAAGGAAGGTACAATAGACAAATACATAGGTGATGCCTTAATGGCAATTTGGGGAGCACCACTTGATATAGAAAACCATGCTCAGTTGGCAATAGAAACAGCACAGGAAATGGAAACAGAATTAGCAAAGTTAAATAAAGAATTAAAAGCAGATGGCTTAATGGAATTGGGTGTTGGTATAGGCATAAACACAGGTGATGCAGTTGTAGGTAACATGGGAAGTAATCAACGATTCGATTATACTGTATTAGGCGATAGTGTAAACTTAGCGGCTAGATTAGAAGCACAAACAAAAGAGTATGGTGTATTCTTTATGTTTACTGAACACACTCTTAAGGAAATTACAGCACCTGAAAATTTAGTGATGTTAGATAAAATTGCTGTAAAAGGACAAACAGCACCAGTTACAATTTATACTATTTTAAAAGACCATAAAGAAGCAAGGGTCATTAATAGAATGGTAGATGCATATCAAAACAGAGAATGGAGTACAGTTGCACATCAAACAGAAATAATGAATCAACATAATTGGAATCCTGTTTTAACAGAATTATATGCAGAACGTATTAAACAACCAATGCCTAAAGGCGATTGGGACGGAGTGATGCGTAAAACAACTAAATAGTAATATGAAAAACTTTATACACAATATAACACAGAAAACCAAGTCAGCATTAGCATGGTTATGGCAAAAGTTAAAAGTTGTAGGAAAACTTATTGTAACACTAAGTATTGCATTATGGAAAGCATTAGTAAGACTTTGGTTTAAATTCTACTATGAGGAATATGAATTAACTGTATGGTACTTAAAAGATTCTGTTAGAGATAAAGACGGTAATATAACTACTACAAGATCACACAAAAGATATTTGTTAAAGAAAATTTCTAAGAAAACTCCAAAACATATTAAAGGAAAAGATATGGAAGGAAGAGCATTTGAAATTAGAACTGTTGAACCCTTTGATTATCAGATAAGAAAAATTTACTAATTATTCGTCTGGTGACCAATCCTTTAGATTCCTAAAAAACATATAGTAATGTCTGAAATCCTTCAGTTGCTGTTTAGCATGGAAAAGTTCTAATGGAACTCCCTCACCATGATTTACTAATGGAAAATAATATCTTTTAATAATTCTTTCTAATTTTTTTGTATCGGCACCTAAGGCATCTAAAATTATATTATTAAAAAGACGGTCAGTAATCAGATCGACTAGCCAATAATGATGAGGATTATCTGGATTATATCTTCTAATTACTTCTCTAGATTCGTAAAATAGTCCTCTAATAGGATTTATACCTGGTCTGTAAGATTGCATAATTTCTTTGAATCTAAAACTTTCATGCTCTGTAGACATGTTTTTCATTACACGAGCATAATCTTTTTTCATTGCTTCTTTTAAAGATTCGATATTTTCACCAATATTCTGATGATACTGTTTTAAGAGTCTATCAAATATTTTTTTGTACTTTGTGGGTAACTGCTCATAGTAGACCTCCTGGATTTGGTCTATTTCTATGGCACCTTCTAGTAGTGTATGTGGGATTGTTTTAGTTCTTTGAAACTTGTCTAGTTCGGTTGTTATCCGCAAAATAACAAAATTTATTATTTCGCCTTTGCTCATATCGAGTATTTATCAAGAATTTATTTGTAGTATAGTGTGTAGTTTTTCTGTGCCACCGTTTTTATGTAAGGTAATTTTTGCTCCATTATGTAATGGCTTAGGCCATTGGCCTATGTCTACCCAGGCATAACCAGCACTCTCTCCATTAAGTTTTGGTGGCTGGAACTCCTGTTCTACTACATATACAAAACTGTAATAGTAAAAGTTTTTGTCGCTACTTTGATATACATCTATTGGATTTAGTTTTTGTAGTTCTGGAACGAACCCGATTTCTTCTTCTAATTCTCGTTGTATACATTGATAAGGAGATTCTCCTGTTTCAATTATTCCTCCCCAAAAACCCCAAGTATGATTAAATCGTTTGTTGCCTTCTCTGAGTTGCAACATACATCTGCCTGTGTCTTTGGCTAGGAATACTACTCCTGCCGCTGTTGTTGTCATCTTAAAGTGTTAATCTCCAAAATCCTGGATTGTATTCTCCTTCATAACTACTTATCCAGATTCCGTCAGCCCACTTGTATTGACTGGTAGTAAATGTATTAATTATTTGTTGTTCTGTAGTATTTGCACTGGAGTCAAATACAACTATCCATTTAGATCCGTTGTATTGTATAATGTCATTTGCAGAAGCATCGACATTCCAATTTGGATATCCTGTTGCAGATATGTCTTCAGTAATTAAATATCTCTGATCAACTGATGCCGCGGCTAAAGTTCCGTCTCCAGGATAAGAATCTCTTGGATCTATAATTTTATCTACTGCGGTTAATGTTGTTGAGGGTAATGTTTCTTTATCTATATTAAAAATTAAGGAAGTCTCACTTAATGGATTAGCAGTTACAGTACCTATTACTTCGTTTAGTAGATCATCGCTATCTGTACCTATATTTAACTTTAATAAACTAGTTGCAGTAAGTTCTCCTACCATATCAATTATATCACTCCACTTTTGCGGAACCCCACCTGCGTCTACAAGGGTAGCACCGCTACCTACTATTTGTATATAATAATCATTTGGTGTAACAACTATTTCCGCAGTATCTTCGACATTACCAAAGAAGTCGCCGTAGTCTTCACTAAAGCCTAAACCTTCTACACTATTAGTTGAATGTACATCTGCTATAATACGTTGTATGATACTTTGTCTTTTAACTTTTGCTGGAGGACTTATCCAAATAGGTATTGCAAATGTTAAAGTAGATATATCTAAATTTTCATCAACTCCTGCAGGTATGCCTCTACTACTCCATGCGATATCTGTAAGTTCTACCTCAAATACACTAGACCAATCTAATGGATTATCATTACTTTGTAATTGAATACTGGGATTGAATAAAACAAATATTTGTTCTAGAACCTGTAGTTTAGTATCTGTATTAGTAGTCCATATATCTACTTGAAGTGTCATATTAAATGGAACAGGCATATACCTTTGCGTAGTAAATAAATTACCTTGTTCAGATGTATATTTTCCTTGTACAGAATCCCATTCTCTTTCTGCAACTTGATTGGTATCAACTAAGAATGGTTCATGTGTTCTATCTCTTGCCGGCTGTATACTAGCAATATTTACACTTATAAAAGGTGCAGAGTTTATTATGTTTTCTGAATTGTTTCTTAAAATACTAGAAACCATTCTTTGTGCATCACCATATCTTGCAGGTATACGATTATATTTTACGCCTTTTTTAGTATTCTCTCTTACTTTAAAATTAGAGAATATTCGTATGAGCTGAATTAGATATCTTTTTATCTGCTCATCATACCAATAATCTAAATTTTTTCCTGCCATTTTATTCTTCTTCCAAATCTATTTTGTTTTGTATGTCTCTAATAGCATCTTCAAATACTTCTTCTAATTCGTAAATAGCACTTTCTAAATTATTTTTTGCCTTGTAAACTTGATTGACATTATATTCGTCTAATTCTAGTCCGTGTTGTTCTGCTATATTAGAAAGATTGATGATAATTTCCATGTGCATATCTGCATATTTAATATTTTTTGTTTCTTTTCTTGCAGATTCTAAAGCACCTTGCAAATCATATAACTTGTCTTCTAATGGACTTAGGTTTTCTTTTAAAATTATGTCGTTTAGTTTCATTTTAATTATCCGTTTTTGGCTTTAAGACTTTACTTAAATTTTGTCTTTCGTTTATTGTTTCACCATCATTTGTATTTGTTAAGTTATTGTTATTAATAAACCCTTGTAAGATTCTATTAGCCGCTGACCAAACACCTCTACTATCGGTACCAACATTTAACCAACGTGTTCCAGACTTTTTAAATAGTCTGTTAGGACTAAAGTCTGTCCTTAAAAAATAATCTCCGTCACTTGTTCCACTTTGTGGGAAACTTTCTCCACTGCCTACTAAACTTATTCCGTTTATAGGTGTACCGTCTCCAGCCGCAAAGTCTAATGTTGGTGACGGTTTGCCTGGTACTGATTCATCAAAATATAAATGT